CGTTGGGGCCTCATTCACTCATACCACGGCAAGAACCTGCCTAGCGGCGTCGAGCGTGTGTTACCTCTCGAAGCTGGTAGAGCTATGCACGATGTGTTCGCAGCATGCCGCTTCTTCGACCTTATACAGTGTATAAACCCTGCACAGTTCGGTGCTGTTAACCACTACGCTGAGAGGCTCTTCACCAATGCACTACATAATGATCGCTGGGCGCAGGCGATGCACTACTATCATGGTAGCGAAGACGCCGAAACTCGCCTCATGCAGATGTGTCTCAATCTCCTCGAAACATCTGGTTACCACGACGACCCAAGGGACAACAAACGTACGCAGTCTAACCTTGAGAGTGCAGCTATCAACTATGTCCAACGCTATCCACTTGGTCGCTTCATACCGATCTGCAACGACGACGCCTCAGTCATCGGTATCGAACTCCCATTCGATGTCACCCTCTGCGAAGATGACGAGCAACCCCTACTCAGGTTCATCGGACGTGTAGATGGAGTATGTCGTGACACACTACGTCCTAACGACCCATTGCCCGAGGTGCATGAGAACAAAACAGGTAGTCGCATCGACACCGTGTGGAGCAATAGTTTCGACACCTCGCACCAAGTCACAGGCTATTGCATCGCTATGTCCACAATCCTCAACCAACCAATCAACAACGTCGTTATGTGGGGTCTGCAACTACCTGTTCCCAAATCATCCACGTATAGCGACGGCATGATGCGTTATCCAACATCACGTACAGCAGAAGCTTACTACGAATGGCAGACTTGGGTCCGCCACACGCTGAACGTCATTACTGCCTACCGTGACGACCCTACGAATGCACCTATGTACACGCACTCATGCAATCGCTACTTCCGTAGTTGCTCGTTCATTCCTCTATGTACAGAAACAGCAGAACGTCGTAAACACATATACGACAATGAAATGGTGACTAGTAGGTGGTCACCTTTAGCGGAGACACTTGATCCATGACTACAACTGACAGAGAAAAGGCTTTTGAACAGTGGTGGAGTTTCCCTGTTTCAAGGCCAGATGTTCGCAAGAGTTTGGCACGCGAGGCTTACTACGCAGCGTGGGACGAAGCCGCAGACGAGATCGAGCGGTTGCGTGTCATGTACAACGACTGCATCAAAGATTTGCGCGAGGCGTCAGAATGAGCGATGAGTTGCAGGTGATTACACATGTGCTATACTATGTATAACATCAGGAAGGGAGATGTATGGACTTAAAGATAGAACACCCAACAGATGCACCGTCGCGCTTGTCTATGATACTCTGGGGCGACGCAGGTAGCGGCAAAACTACACTCGCTTGCACCGCACCCGGTCGCAAGCTATTTCTCATGCTTGACCCTGATGGTGACATGAGTATTCGCAACATGCCCGATTGGCACCGTATTAATCTGTCCAAAGAAAGTAGCGTGGACATCGTTAAGGAAGGAATGAAGCCTGACCCTTATACACTGTATAGCTTGCTCGGAGACTTCGATACCTTGATTGTCGATAGCCTCACCAAGTTCAGTGAACATGCTCTTCAGTATGCTGTACGCGTGGCTCCCAAAAGTAGCATCGAGCAACCCGGCCTCAATGGGTATGGCTTGCGCAACATTGCGGTGTCGTCGCTCATCTCCAATGTTCTGCGTATCACAGGTAGCTTGAACAAACACGTGATCTTCATTACGCATGAGAAGGACGCTGATCGAAACAACGATGGTGCCATCCTCAGCGTCGGGATGTTGCTTGGTGGGCAGCTTCCTAACATCACCTCTAAGGACATCTCTGAAGTATGGAATATGCGTGATGTCAATGGGGTCAGACATATCGCTATCCGTCCTGAACGCTTTCGTGCGCCGATGAAGTCACGCATGTTCGACATGACTTCACAGACATCATTCCCTCTTAAGTACAACGCTAACACCAATACAGGTCCGAACATCGCCACATGGTGGTCGGCCTATATCGCTGGCAACTTTGCAAAGTTACCAGTGCCTAAGTAGCCTCTATACATAGTGGCTCACTACCACACAGGGACTAGTCTTAGTGGCTTGCTGGTTCATTAGTGTGTCTATACAGTGTACAAGCCCGAAACACAAGGAGAACCCCACATGGGTTTGCTCAACTTTAGTGCTAACATCGCCGACGCTGAGGCTCCTCCGCAACTCCCTGCTGGTGAGTACAAGGCCATCTGCACTGCTGCTGTTGACAAGACGGCTGCTAGCAGTGGCAACCCGATGCTCACTCTCACCTTGCAAGTCCCACGCAGTGAGTTCCCTGCCGACTTCGACCCCGGTGATGGTGTTGACGACCTCACGTTCACGATGAACGTCGTCTCACGCGACATCCCCGCTGACCGTTGGCGTATGAAGAATGTGTGTAAAGCCTTCGGTGTGCCGATGTCAAGCTCCATCGATCCTAGTGACTTCGTGGGTCGTGAAGCACGTGCCCGCATCCGCATGGGTCAAGACCTTGAGAAGAACCCGCGTGCGGAAGTCGGACAGGTGTTGCCTCTCTAACTAACGCGTGCTATACCTAACTAGGCACATGCTATCAACGTATGTGCCTAGTTCTCCGTTACCACTATAACCCCATACATGAGGATTATATCCAATGGCTACTTCTCCCGCTCGCACCTCGTCCATCGGCAGTGCTGCTAAGAAGGCAGTTGCACAGCGTGCTCAGCAGAAGCGCACGTTTCACTTCTTCGTTCGTGTCACTGACGAACAGGGCAACATCATCCCCGGTGCGAAGTTGCAAGTTGACCGCATCATGTCGGACGCGCGCAAGGTGGTTGAGTTCCTTGACACCCCCGAGTACGCCACGTCCGGTCTGACGCGTATCAAGCACGAAGTCGTCGCCAATAAGCGCGGCGAAGAGACTGATGGAGCTACCTCTGTGGGTTAGCTATCGCCTCCAACTTTAGCTGACCTATAGCAGCGCCGCACACTCGCCCCCCATTCCCGCCCGTGTGCGGCGTTTGCTTTTATACACTGTATAGCTGCGAAACATAGCAGCATGGAGAACATCGATGGAACTAGATGCTGAACAGCAGAACGCTATTACTATGTGCGTTGATCCGCTCAAGCGCCTTGTTGCTGTGACAGGCGAGGCGGGCACTGGTAAAACCACCATCATCAAGCAGACATGCGACCTTCTCGCCCAGCGTAACATCCCATTCGCTGTAGCTGCACCTACTGGTAAAGCAGCACGTCGCATTCGTGAAGCTACTGGCTACCCTGCTCAAACCATACACAAGCTGTTAGAGTTCGACCGTCCTGACATGGACGATGAGACAGGCGAAGCTACCTCCATCTCTAGTCCCAAGCGCGGCAAACACAACCCACTCGAACAGCACATCGTCGTGGTTGACGAATACGCGATGGTTGCTACTGGTCTACATCGTGATCTTGTCTCATCACTCAAGCATGGTGCATGCCTACGTGTGTTCGGTGACATTCGCCAACTCCCACCTATAGAGAACGCTGACCTCGCAGACCCTACGTCCCCCTTTGCGAAGTGTCTCGCCATGCCTAACACTGTCACCTTGAATAACATCTACCGCCAAGCTGAAGGCAACGGCATCATCGAAGCAGCACGCCGCATCAACCGCGGTCAGTTCTTCACAGGTAACAGCGACGTGCGTGTGATGCTCGGTGATGCTGTGCTTCATACACTGTATAAGATGCTAGAAGACAACGACATCGACTGGCGTAAGCTAGAGAACCAAATCATCTCACCCGCGCGTAAGTCTGACATCGGTACTATCCGTCTCAACTCCATCCTCCAACTGCGCTTCAACCCTGAGATGCCTGGCAAGATCGAACTCCCACGCAACAAGTGGGAGGTGAAGAACAGGGTGTTCGTCTCCATCGGTGACAAGGTAGTCTGTAACACGAACAGCTACGATCTACGTGACTACGAAGAACGCTACACCGACTTCGACGCTGATGGTGTAGGCTACCAAGCAGCATACATCGACTGTCCTGATACCAAGCAGATGCTCAACGGTGAAGTCGGTGTGATCGTGGGCATCGATCCTCTCGGTGTGTTGGAAATTGACTACGGTGATCGCATCGTTGAACTCCCTCCGCGTGTGATGGAGTACAACAGACGGCGCAAGCTCTTCTACGCTTACGACCCACGCCGTGTGATTGAGTTGGCCTACGCTCTCACTACACACAAATGCCAAGGCTCGCAGTACAGCAACATCACCTACATCATGGCATCCTGTGCGTTCTTCAACCTCTCACGTCCTAACCTATACACCGGCCTCACGCGTGCGATCAAACACGCAACCGTTATAACGGACCAACGCTCGTTAGCTACATCGCTGAAGTCACTCGGGTGGAAGAGGAAACCTAAAGCATGACAACAACAGCAGAGCTTAAAGAACGCTTCTCTGTACAGGCGTTAAGTGCTGGTCTTCAAGTCGAGTGCATGATGGGTGGTACTCTCAACTCTACCCTCGCTATCATAGCTGAAGCGCCGGGACGCAATGAAGTCGCCCAAGGTATCCCGCTTGTAGGAGGTGCAGGAAACATACTCTGGAAGGCCATCCGCACCCACTGTCCAGAGGTGAAGCGTCATGAGTGTTACGTCACCAACGTCGTAAAGCGTCAGGTTGCTTTCGATATTAACGAGGGTGCTAACCGTAAGCCTGTAGGGAAACATGAGCTATCCGCTTGGCAGGAGTTGCTGAAGTGGGAGCTTGAGCACTTGCCTAATCTACAACACGTCCTCCTGCTTGGCAACTACGCGGTCGAAGCACTGCTAGGCAAGAAAGGTATAACCTCGTGGCGCGGTTCCGTTATACCGTGTATAATAGGCAATCGCGAAGTCA